AAGAATTTCTTACTATTTCTAGTATTAGTTGCTACAGTAAGTACCCCTCCTTCTCCATATCTAAAAATTTCAGTAAGAGAAACTATAGGAATTAAATTTGAATTGATTAAATCATGGAATACATTACCTGCCCCAACAGAAGGAATTTGGTTCGAATCTCCAATCATTAATAATTTAGTTTTAGTGAAGTCAGTTGCCTCTAATAAATGTTTCATTAAGAAAACATCACACATCCCGAATTCATCCACGATCACTACGTTGTATGGTAATTTTGATTCTTCATTATATCCCCATATGGGAGGTTTATATAATAATCCTCTATGTATTGTAGATGCTGGTTCTTTAGTAAATTCTGAGATAATTTTACTCGCTCGCCCAGTAGGAGAGAATATAACAAATGATTTATTAGTATCCTTTAACATATCAATTACTGATTTAGTTGTAGCACTCTTCCCACTCCCGCTAAACCCATTGAGAATACACACATTAGAATTACACACCATAGGTAAAACTTTATGTTGCTGATCGGTAAGAATAATACTCCCATTATTCTTATATTTTTCAGTATCAATATTCCACTTATTTTCTACCTTCAATCCTTCTAAAATCCTATTAGCAATATATTCTTCTGTTTGATATGTTTCTTCTAATGCCACAGTTTTATTTACTTTATCAAAATGAATATCTTTGTCACTTTTAACAATATCAACAAAGTGTTCAATACATTTATTTGCCAATGATTCAGATTGTTTCCTTAATTCTTTTATATTCATTTTTGTATTACCTGTATTCTCGTTTTCTTCGAGTAAGAACATAATTGCAGATTTTTGTCTTTGACTAGAAGTTTGCAAATCAAAAGTAAAATCAATTGGAGGAACGTCTCCTTTATTTTTTGTTGCTATACAATCTTTATTAAACGATAGGAGTATCTTATCGGCTGTTTTGAACGAAATTCTTGACAATCCGCAAAGACAGAAATATGGGTTGTCTTGTAATTTTTCTTTGATTTTATCTACAGAACCATATTTGTCATATAATGCCTTTAAGACTTTGAATTCAATAAATCCCTTAAATTCTGTAACTAACTCACCTAATACAAAATTCTCAATTATTTTTCTTTTAATAACCTCAAATCTAACTTCTCCAATATTATATAGTTTCTTTAAATCAATGTCATCTAAACGATTATTAATAACTCTATCAATAATATCTGGATATTCCCTCATTACTTCATCAACATGACTATTACTATCTAATATGCTTTGCAGAAATAATCTAGTCGATGTTTCTGTTTTAGGCATATCCCTTCCTATGTTAATTACTTTATACGATATTCCATTCTTACCTTCTTTTTCTTCTGATTTTATACTATACTCTATGCCCGTTTCAAGGTCTGGTAAATTTCCTAGAATGCTGACATTTCCATACGAATTTTTCGCTATATGCGGATATTTAATATCATCAACTTCTAGAGCATATATTTTATAATCATCTGTATTATAAGGGTTTGCGACTACGACTCCCTTGAATTCATAGGTTATTTTATTTTTAGTTACCAATTAATACACCTCATAGTCAAATAATATTTTTTCAGTTTCACTTGATTTTCCCCATTTACCATCAATCATTATACTTTTCTTTTGATGGTTAAATTCATTAATTTTTAAAACAGAGAACAATTTAAAAGGATTATTCATAAATACATTTACTTCTTTAATCTTTGTCTTTATTTCCTCCCCTGAATTAATTTGTCTCAAAATGATATGCGGTTTAAATTTATCAGTATTTTTCAAATCAATAACAATATAGAAATTGTCTCCAGCTTGTTCATAAATGGTGAAAATCGTATCAGCATATTCCAATTCATTTTTAATTTGTTCCTTAATAGATAATTGCTTATCTTCAAAGGTAGCAGACATTTCTTTTATATAACCAATCATATCTAATTTTCTGTACTGATTTTCAGTTTTATCTTGAGAATATTTGATTAATATATTCTCCTTTATTTCTAGTTTTTCAAGATCCTTTATTTTTAATTGTTTACGTTTGCCATGTTTATTATATAGATCAAGAATTTGCATAAGTTTTTTATTCTTTCCATAATTAATAAAATAGTTCAATATAATAAGAATATTTATTTGTCTAGCACTAACTTTTACATTTTCGAAGATAATATTTAATAAATCAATAAAATTAGTATCTGTATTTTCTTCAATAATATCACAAATAGAATCTCTAATCTCATTCGTTATAAATTTAATATCACTAGGTAATTTATGTTTCTTAACTTTTGGATCTAAGAAATCATGTAATCTTTTATTTGCCATATCTAAATAGTATTGCTTGTTTAATTCTTTCGGAATACTTTTATGTAAAACTTCTTCATTGTAAATAAAACAATGTTCTGGAGTATTACCTATTTTCTCAATTTTATCTTCTCCTTTTACTTTGAATACTCCTGGGGATGATTCCTCCATACTAGCAAAAACTCTTAATACTCTTTCGTTTATTTTTACATCTCCATACAAAGCGTGTTGGTATAATCTTGATACTTTAACAATCTTCTGATATTTGATAAGATCATTACATTCATTAATAGTATCTTCAATTTGTTTACCATTTACAAAATAATTTATTAAAGCATCGTTAATAATTGGTAAATCATAATCAATTGCATTTAGTTTTTTTACATATGCCCCTTTGGATTTATACTTTCCTTTAGCATCAATAATAATATAGTTATTAACGTCTTTTTGAAAAATCTTATCAAATATTTCCCATTCTAAATCTAATCTTGTTCTTATTTCCCATTCTTTTGCTACGTTTTTTATCTTTTCAATATCTTCAATGTTATTAATTTTAAGGAATAAACCATCTGTATTCGATTGTATTAATTCGCAGAATGGCTCAATTTTATCTATTAAGTCTAGTAATAATAATTGTCCAGCAATGCACACATTATTAGCCATTAAAGGATCATATAAATTATTATATTCATCTTTCATAGCACCATACGTTGCATTAAGAACAATTTTATAAGGTAATTGCATGGGGTTTTTTGCTGCTTTAAGTTTTAAACGAGTGTCCCTTATTTCTTTGTATTTACTAGAGTCACTTACATTTCTACTTACAAATCCATATTCTATCATTAATGCAGGATAAAGCGAAGCAACATCACAACAAAGTATAATTCCTTCATATGAATAATTGGGGATTGCTCCATGAATTCCTCCCCAAGCAAATACATGTTGAACCCCTGCCACATCTGTGATTAAACTTTTTTTATAATTCATATTCTCTTTAACTTTATACCAATCCACGATATACTTGTATTTATCAGATATCATCAATGTATCCGGAATAGTTAATTCAAATTCATCATTTCTTTCAGTTTTTTGTGAATCTAAAATAATAGCTGAAAGTTGTGCTTTTGTTTTTGTAAACATAGTCATTGGCATATTAAAAGCTTGAATTAAAGATAATTGACTGTCAAATTCTTCTTTTCTATGATTGAATACTTCAATTGTTTGTTCAACGTCATGGGTACAATATTCTAATACTTCATCTAATTCTTCAGGTGTTAGTTTTCTATTTATAGTAAATGGTACTGATGATTCCTTTATTTTAGATCCAAGGAATCCTTCTAATTGTTTCAAGCTATGAAAACCAGTAGAAATATCAAAATTATTTAATGGAAAATTGTTTGATTTTTTTACAACTTGATTACCTTTTTTGTCGTTTATAATAATTTCATTATTAATAGTATAAGGATTCATACCTAACAAAATACCTTTAAGTATGTATTGATCATAATTACGACTATTATATCCAATCCAGATATCTTCTTTGTGTTTTTCATAAAATTCACGTAACTCTTCAGGATTATTTACAATTTGAGTTTTTTCCTTAGTAGTTTGATTAATACATACAACCATCCAATCTTTTACGAAAACTTCGAAATCATAAAATATATTATCCATATTCATTCCTCCTAATCTAATAACTCAGTCAACCAAGTCAAATCCTCTTCTTCTTCAACTTTACTATTTTCTTTATCCTTAAACATATCCAATGACTCTAAATATGCCTTATATGGTGCGTGAATTTTTGCTGAATACCCATTCAAATTCGCCAAGAAATAACTCTCTAAGTCAGTAACATCTTGCCACCATATTTTATTATCTAAGGTGTTTTTATAATCAGCTTGTTTCTCCTTAATTTCCTCTACTGTCTTAACAATATCATCTAATAATTCTTGAATAGATTCATCATCTAGAGATACTTCAACATAACAATCTTTAACTACAAATTTACTCTTTACATCATCAGGTAAACATTCTATTGAATTGTCAACTACCATTTTATTAAGATAATCATCTATTTCTTCTTCGCTGAATTTAATATCTGATTTCTTTAACCACATCTTAGCATTTGACGATAAACTACTTCCTATGGAATTTCTTTCAATAATGCGACTTTTTAATTTTCCATTTGCTTGCATACATTCCACTTCTACATATTTAAGGAACGCCCATCTAGCTACAATTTGATCCATTGGTATATTTAACTTTTTGTGGACACCATAACTATAAAGTAATAATTGACCACGCTCCTTATCAATCTTTTTACCTTTATAAATGCTAGATGTTTTCCAATCTGTAACAAACAGTATATCTTTATCATCTCTTTTTTCCATATGTATAGCATCTACATAAGCTTGAATTAAAATATTATTTATCTTTATAGGAACAAAAACTTCTAACTTTAATTTGTGTGGTATTCGCTGATGATTTTTGAAGAAATGCCTTAAACATGCTTCATATTTATTGCCTATTTTTTTATTTTTATCTTCATCGCATCTATCATATTTTAAACCACCTATAGTAAATTCAAATAGTTTTTCTTCAAACCTTTCTAACATACCATTTCTATCTAATTCATTCTTATAAAATGATTCTATTGTATCGTGAGCAACATTACCAAATACTCCGTATATTGAGTCATGTCTATCCTCTGGAATTTTAAGTATATATTTAAGGAAGAAAGTATATTTATCTCCTTTATATTGATTATATTTAGACCAAGAATATATTTCGTCACAATCTAATTTATTTGCTATTAATTGAATTTCTTCAAACTGTTTTCTCAAGCCGTTTATCCCTCTCTTTTATATATTGTTTATGTTCGTTCTCATCGTAAACTACCCTATATTTCAATAGATAGTTATACATCTTATTATCTAAATCCATCGGAGCCTGTTTATCTTTTAGTAGGTCATATTTATCATAGATGTATGAAATATTTCGTATACCATAAAATTTGTTGCACAGTCCTCTAATATGTTGTAAGTCAATACCCTTATCCATAGCAATTACGATATCAATATTCAACCCTATTAATATGTTAACTTGTTCGTCAGATATATCATGACTCTCAATGGCAACCACAGTACCATCTTTTCTACTATGCCTTTTAAGGACTGATTTTTGACTTTCTGCAACTACGCAAAATCCAGATTCTTGAATAGTTTTATAATTTTCTTGTAATCCATAAACATTTAGAGACTTAAAGTATTTTTTAAGTGGAAAATATTTTGGTATATCTAACATTTCCCATTCTTTAATTGTTGTTCGGCCCATGATACCGATGAAATCATTTTCTTCTCCACACCATTGTCTAGCAGGAATAACTATTCTTTTCTTTTCTGCGCTATAACCTATTTTAAAAACATCGCACGTAAATGGCAGAATACCCTCTCTAATCCACTCAATGTATGGCAGTGGTATATATTCCTTAATAATACCCTCATCATACATCTCAACGTCATCTAGATTAGTAATACATCTTTTTCTTTTAACCTTTTTAAATACGTTTAATGGATCTTTTTTATCAGGTTTTTCTTCTTTGGTTTTAAACTTATATTCTAACCCTAATAATTTATGTAAATATTTATTTGCCTTTGGAAATGATATATTCTTTATAGTCATAATTAATGTCAGCAGATCACCTCTAATTATCTCACTATCAGATTGAAATATTTTTACAGACAAAGTTTCTTTATTTATGGCAATATTATTACTAGATGTATGATTAGGTAATCCACAACGAAATTCTTTAGTGTATTCTTTAATCCCATGACAGTCTAGGGATTTTAGTATTTCTTGTAATTTATCATTGTCTAATACGTATTGTTTAAGTTCAATAGAGGTCATTCAAGTATGTTCACCTACTTTCAATTATCAGAAGTCCATTGGGATATTAGTAATTCCAAGTTCTTTATAAGTATTTCTTGAATAATCATTTTCTGCTATAATTTGGAATTCATCTGTACTTCCAAATCTATTCTTCGTAACAAAAGTAATAGTGTAATGCTTGCCTTTTTCAAGTTTAAATGGTATGCGTGTTAATTTATTTTTTCCTTCTAATCTAAAACATTTTAGTTCATTTTTACCTCCTTCAAACTCATCATCAAAAGGTTTTCTAATCATTAAATTTGTAGATGCAACATCTACTATGTTTTTTGCAAGTCCAATATTATCATTAGTGTAATGTCTTTGTTTTGTACTACTTTTGCCCAGTTGATACGTAATCCAAATGTGAACATTTTTTCCTGCTGGTTTAATACAATCATAAATTACTACACTATCTTTTGTCATTTCTGTCCAAATTTGATCTGTTGAATTTATATCTGTACTTGCCTTCATAGTATCTAATATAAATTTTGTGCATCCTAACGAATGATATTTCTTAATTGTTTTAATTGCTAATGATGCATTATATTTTGGAAATGGAATTATAGTAATATTTTTATTATTTTTCTTTTCTTCAATCCAATCGGCACATTGATGTAATAATTCTTTGTCTTCTGGAGAAAATTTACCATCTCTTAGCTTATATTTTTGAAAGTCCTTTTTGAATATATTATTAGCCACCCATATAATTAATTCTTTTCTCCATTTGGTTACATCTTCTTCATTTATCATTACGCATAATTTTTCATCATATTTTAAAACTTGTGGTAATATTAATTCAATAGTAGTAGTAGTTTTACCTGCTCCACTTAAAGCTCCTAGCATTGTGATATGACCTTCTAAATTACCTCCTATTTCTTTATTTAAAATAGGAGAATTATATAGTGGCATACCAACTGATAGCCCTTTATCCATTTCGTCAACTAAGTCATGAATTTCTTCACATAAGTTATAACTCTTGACATCTCCTTCTGCATTGATAAATATATGATTCAAATGTGTTTCATAATAAGCATATATTTGTTCTAAATTCATATCAACAAATTTACTCAATTGATCATATACAGGGAATTTAGCTTTTAACAATCCTAATACTGCATTCCATTTGTATAATTCTTCAATATAACCAACTAAATTTTCTTCCTTAACATACTCTTTTGCTTTTTCAATTGTATCATAGCCGAGATATTCTTCATATTTAACTTTCAATTTGTCATGTTTTTCAAGATACAAACCTACTGTAATTTCATCTAAAGATTGTTTTTTCTCCTTTATTATAATATCATAAGCTATATTGAAATAAACTCTCCAAATATTATTACTAAAATCTTCTACTCTCATTTTTTCATTTGTATAAATCAATTCTGGATTCTTATACATGATGGAAACTATGTTTGCTTCACAATTTAATTTAAATTCTTTAATCTTTTGTACGGCATCGATAAGCTGTTGTTCATACGCAGTTGGTTCTTTCTTAGTAGATTTTGTTGCTTTCTTTGCTACAACCATTTACCATAACCCCTCTAATTCCTTATTTACTTTTTTTACTTTTGCTTTATATTCAACTCCCTCATGTAATTGATTGTCTAATTCTATATTCATTGTTTTTTCTTCTGCTTTCTTAGCATTGGATAATCTTGATACAACATTGTTTATTTCTTGCTCTATAAATGTTAATATAATATTTATTAAATGTCTTTCATCATTTGCCTTTTCTCTATTTGGCCCTAAATACTGAAGAATACTATATTTACAAAATTTACAGGTAATTAATATTATTTTAAAATCATAACTTGCTAAAGGTTTATGTTTTTTATTTGCCATGAAAGTTCCTTTATTTAAACCCTTGAGTCTCAATGCTAAATATCTAGGAAATTTTTTACCTTCTTCATACTGTAGTATTTCCTTAAACAAGTAGTCACATAATTCCAACCAAGATTCTTGTACTTGCTTCTTAGTTAATTTCTCTTCCATTGAACCACCTCTATTCATTTGACTAGGAATAGGGATTATTGTTTTTTCAATAATCCCTATTAAATTCATAGGTATAAGATGTATTTATTTAAGCATTGTAGCGAACTCTAGAACTTCTGTGAGTTTTTCAATATCATTATTGATTAAGTCCTTAATATTAATCTCTAGGTCTCTAATTTTCTTACCAATTTTCTTTTGATTTTCTTCAGAACTATTTTTGAGAAGTGCTTTAATATTATTAGAAATCTCTTCAGCTTTTTCATCTTCTGCTTCCATAGATTCTTTGTCTTTATTTACTCCTACTGACAAATCAACACCATTTTTAATTCCAAATTTCTTTGTGCTTTCCCATTTTGCTCTCCAAATTTCAAAAGAAGGATTTTCTATGATTTCTCCTTTTTTTGTTACTCCTGTTCTATCTTTATAAATTTTACCAAAATACGTGACATTGCCATCTTTATCTTCTTTTGTGAACATTTGCATTACAATGTCAAAATCATATTCTGCTTTCTTTGCCAAATCTGGTGCTTCTCCAATTTTAACCCTATCAATACCCTTTTTCTTTTCATCATCCGTAGGATCTCTAAATACGTCTTTTTGATGGGCAACTTCAACAACCCATTTTCCTTGAGAAGAAAATATAATATAAGCAGTTTTTAATGCTTGATTCCATCTTTTAATATGACCCCAATCGCGAACACTTAACCCTGCATCCTCTATATCAACGTCTTTCCCTTTTCGTAATTGTTTTCTCATTCTTTTTTCAACAACTTCAAATGCTGCAGTTTGCATATTTTCATATAGTTTAGTACCACTATCAATTACGATTGTATCAAAATCTTTTAATGCTTCTTCATCATTTAATTCATCTAGTGTATCTTGTACCTCAGATGCCGATGTTGTACGCATAATACCAAGGATATTTGGATTGCTTTCAAGATAATAAGTATTTCCATCCTCACTATCTACTAAATTAATATTTGGAAATGTACCTGCTGCAGTTGATTTACCTGAACTAGTTGCCCCAAATATTAATGCTTTACCACCCACATAAGCTAATACTTCTTCTTTTTTAACAAAACCCATTTATTTTAATCTCCTTCAATTACATGTTTCCATGTTTATTTTATTATTTATTTTATACTGGGGATAGAGAATAAATAGATACTCTCTATCCAATTATTATTGTATAATTAAAAGATTTTTACATTAGTCATCTAATAATTTCATCCAAGCTTCGTCATTTGTTTCTTCTTCCTCCTCCTCCTCTGTATCGTCTTCTTTTTTCTTATCTAATTTTTTCTCAAATTTATTAACACTTTCTTCTAAATTTTCCGTTTCTGTTTCTTCCTCTGTTTCTTCTTCTTTTTCAATAAATTGGGCTAAGAAAACTAAATCGCTTTCTTTATATTTGTCTTTATTAATTGCCAAAATAGGAACTTTTGTTTCGCCCTCTCCCTCAAATGTAATTAAGGGGCGTTTAATAAGCATTCTTTTTTCCTTGCTACCACCAATAGCACATTTACTAAGAGCCTCTTCTTCCGTGATAACATTAAGTTCAATAAGTTCTCTAATATCTTCTGGAAGATCATCTAGAGTAATACTTACTACACTTGCTCCTTCAAGCATTTCTCCCTCTACTGTTACTTCTACTAATGTACCTTTTTTAGCAGGATTTAAAAATTTAGCAATGAATTTTTTTGTGTTTTCTGGTTTTACCTTATCAACTTCTAATTCAAATGTTTTTGTAAATGCTACTGTTTTCTTTATTTCTTTACCATCATATTTTCCAACATAATCAACAACATATCCTGTAATTGGAAATGATGCTTTTTCTTTATCCAATTTACCAACTGCATTTGCATCACAAAGTATTGTTTGTGTAAATACTGCTTTATACTCTTCTGGTTTGGCCTTAGATAAGAACACAGAAGATACTTCTTTTTTAATAGTAACACTATCATTGTATGCTTGATATTTTAATTTTCCTTTTACATTAACGATCATTCCATTTTCAAGATGTTGTTGTATGTATTGGATTGCATCATAAGCAGATAAGAATTTATTTTTGAATGTCTTTTCTTTTACATCTTTTTCAAGCCCAACTTTGATAAAACAAGAATCTGCCACAGATTCTAGAATTGTTTCATCGAATCTATCATCCCAATCAATGGTGAATTTATTATCAAAATCTTCTTGTTTTTTACCATCTACTTCTTTTATACCATGAACATATACAACATTATCTCTTTCTGATCCGTAACCACCCATCATATCTGAATATATGACATTGCCATTTCCACAATCTACGCCAAGATTCATTTGATTCCAAACCCAATCTGATTTTGTAGTATCTTTATCCATTGTAAAAGTATAATCATTTACTTTTGCTTCTCCAATGAGTAAGAATTGTGCCTTACCTTTTTTAAGACCTAATTGCTCTTCTTTCTTTGCCATTATATGTATTCCTTCTTTCAATTATTTTATTTTATTATTTAATGCACATAATCTATTAAAATATATTGAAAGAAGGTGGAGATTTATTGAATTTGATTGGTCTTCTACATTTTCCTTTATTCTTCAACCACTCAGTCCTTTCTCTAAAATATTATTTATTTATTAACCACTTAATAAGTATAACACACTCCAAACAATTATGCAAACTTTATTTTTGCATTTGCATCTCTAAATTATGGCTTAAAATTTTGATTTCATGCCAAGTACCGAACCCTGCAACGCACTCATAGCTTGATTCTTGGTTTTACACTTTTGAATATTGAGTTGCATATTTGCTAAGTCCATTAATTAATTCTCTAAATTGTGACGAATCTTTATTAGATGAATCAATAGTAATATTAATTGTAATATTTTGGACAGTGTTTTCAACTTTTTGTTCTTCTACATCTTTTTCTGTCTCTGTCTCTTCTACCCAATCCCATTCTTCCGGTTCTGTGCTAATGACAACTAATCGTAATGCTTCAGTACAACTTTGACATTGTTTGATGGCTACAATTTCATACTCTAAGTCAGATTCATATTGATCTCCGATAATTAATACATTATCATCATAATCATTTAATGAAATTTGACCAGAATATGAACCATCTATAATCTCTTGTCTCTTATAGAACACTTTATCATTAATTGTTTCTAGTAAAACACATAAATTACCATCGCGCATTTTAAAAAGCATTGAACTATTCAACTCTGATTTCTTCATATTAATATTCCTACTTTCATTATTGTTTTGCCTATTATTTTCTATGTATAACTCAAAATCTTCTGGTAAGAAATAATCACCTAACTCAGCATCTCTTTTATCATCTAAAACAATTGTATTTCCATCAATTCTTATTACATATAAATATGGATCTTTATTTTCTTTTACTTTTCTCCAACAACTTGAATCAAAATGACTTCCTTTGCTCTTTGAATGAGGAACGACTTTTTGACCAATTTTGATATCTTCTCGTCTCATATAGTTATTTCCCCCTCCTAGTTTATAATACTTTAATAACTAATTAATACGGCAGTAATTAAATTTATATCACACTCAGAAATATCTTTCCAACCAATATCTTCTCCATAATAAGGTGATTCATTATATTCAAAATATTCATCAGATGCAGATATACTATGGGCTTGTTCTGAAGACTGTCCATGATCTGCTTCTACATAAACAATTGCATTATCTGGGATATCAGATAATAATCGTTTAAGTTCTAAAACATTAAGCATTTTCTAACTCCTCTCTACAACTTGATATAAAACACCATTATCTACCTTATGAATCCAATATAACTCATCACTATCTAAATTAACTTGAATGTGATAATGTAATGCAGTTTCTTCCATAATAACTCGATATGTGTCTTTCTCGAAAGAATTAAAATCTTTTAGGAATCTTACTTTTCTTATTATTATCATCTCCTTAATTATTTTCAATAGTTAAAGTTGATTCAATAATCGACCATTCTTTAGAAATTAACTTATTTTTAAGAAAACCATGAGTATATTGGTCTGCCGTCCAAGTTGATCCACTATTTAAATCAGTTAAGAAAAAATAATATCCATGTTCAAGTCCCTTGTCTGTCACTAACCTAAATTCTTTACTTTCTATAGAAATTATAAAAGGCATTTTTGGTAATTCAAATGGGATATGTTTTTTATCATTAATTACTATATTCATATTTTCACCTCCTTTAAAAACTATAATTGTTCTAAAGTAAATTAACATATTCTAAAAATAATTCATATATTGTTTTTTCTAAATCTTTGTTAAACTCTTCATTGTTTACCTTTTCTCCCCAAGATAAAAACTTTTCATATTTTTCTCCCATTGCATTTGTAATTTGTGTTGGTTTATATTTATATTCATCAATTAACACACTCATTAAAATACTTAATATTATTTTATCTTTATCCATTTTGTTCCTCTCCTCCCTTAAAACTAAACTTTCAACAACTTTAAAGATTCGCCAATAATAATTCCACTTTCCTTAATGTTTCTGGTTACTTCTTGTAATTCTAATCCAAGTAGAAAATCTGATGCTTGATGCAGTGCTTCATCAATTGTATTATCTATAAACATTACTTCTTTTCTTGGAAAATCTTCTTCATAATCATTATCTCTATATGTCCCAAAATCATAACCATTATTTGCAACTAACCAAACTAAAAATCCTTTTCCTGCACCTAATCTTTCTTCATTAAAACAATTTACTTTGGCAACTCTAATATTATTCATTATTGAGCTAATCAAAATAACATTCCTCCAATTATTTATTTTTTACTTATTATTACTAAACTCAATATAGTTACGCCAGAACAGCAATTCGCTACTACTTCTGTAAGCAACTCTTTCCAAACTATCAGCGCACCATTTACGATATTTTTCTTCCGATTTGAATCTTGAGTCAATTCTTTTCTTTGCCCTTCGAACCAATACAATGCCCTTCATGTCTGAAATCTTCTGAGAGTATTTCTTTAACTCAAAAATATCAAGATTCACTTCTATTAATCCGATATCTTTTGGTATCAATTCAATAGGAATAGTATTAACTGTACTTATGATATATGTATAAGCACTTGCGCAGCAGAATCCATTCTTAAAGTCGCTCAAACTAGCTTTTGCTTCAATTCCTTTAATATCATAATGAAATTTCCTTGGTGCTATTCTAACCTTTTTAATTCCTACACAATCAATGATTTCTTTTCTCTTTTTGC